CAACAAACGTAAATTCATCAAGTCAAGTTGTTGCATCGAGAACTAGCGTAGTTATCAACGGGATTACATATCCAGCACTTTTATTACGCAAACAACGTGGTCGCGGGATTGATGATAGTGCTGATATTTATATACCACGTGATCATAGAACTAAATTTATTTCAAGCGGAGCTTTAAAGGCTTACAATCCTGAAAATACATCTGATGACCTTGTAGGTTTCAACCTATATTTAGTTAAAGCTAGACAACTTGATTCAAATGGCATTCCAATTGCATTAAACACAAAGAATGTTGCATATGGTGACTGGAGAACAGAGTCAGCAATTAAGGAGTTTTCTTGTAAAACCATAACATACGCAGAAGATTGTATAGGTTATAACTGGTACAAGTTGAGTCTAAGATTTTTTGCTTACACGGGAAATGGTTACTTTTATATTCTTGGTTTAGGTTTTGAAGAGCCAGACGAATAATAAAAACCCCTTCGGGGGTTTTTTTATTTCTTGGTAAAAGTGCTATTATCGGTAAAACTGATATAGAGCGAACTAATGCAGATTTTTAAAAACTTAGAGGAGCATATTGAGCATATCGAGCATATCGAGCATATCGCGCTTGTGCTTCTCGTCACCGCTTTGAGCATGATTGCTTAGCTCTTAATACTCAATAAAACACATTCAACCCTGATCTTTAATTAGATCAGGGTTTTTTATTACCAAAAAATAGGGGGAGAAATGTCAGAGACAACAGGGCAAGCAATTGCCGAAGCAAGTGCAGCGGTTACATCAGTTTCAACCAAAGCAGCAGTTGGGGGGTCAATAGCGGGGTTATCGGGAAAGTTTTTGGGACTAGACCCAATCACTGCAATTGGTTTGCTTGTGGCGATTGCAGGCCTGTTAGTGAGCTTTATGAGCTTCTTGATTAACTGGTACTACAAACGCCAAGAAAATAAGCGTGCAGATCAACTCCATCAAATTGCGCTACGAAAAGCAAAGGATGAATGCAATGTCGAATAAAACCAAGATAGCTGTAACTATGGCGACTGTGATTAGTCTGGGCGGTGTTGCTTGGACGCAGAGCCGTGAAGGAACTGTACTCAAGCCTTATTACGATAGTGTCAAAGTAGCAACCATCGGAACGGGGACAACGGTCTATCCAAACGGCAAAACTGTCAAAATCACAGACCCACCGATTACAAAAAAACAAGCGGCTGAATATCTGCAATTCCACATGAATAAAGATGCCAAGATTTTCAATAAAACGCTTATTGGTATTCCGCTTTCTCAAGCTGAGTATGACTTGTATATGGACTTCACATACCAGTTTGGCACTGGCGCATGGTTGCAGTCTTCCATGCTTCGTAACTTGAAATCACGTAACTACGTGCAAGCCTGTAAGTCGTTATTGAAGTGGAAGTATGCAGCAAAGCGCGATTGTTCAATCCGCTCAAATAACTGCTATGGCGTGTGGACACGACAGCAAGCGCGATATGAAAAATGCATGGGAGCGCAGTAGATGAGTGAATTTAAAAAAGTTAGCAATGTGCTTCTTGAGTCTAACGGTATTTATTTTATTGAATGCCCTGGTTGTAAAATCTTGCATCCATTTCATGTTGATCCAAAACATAAAATTCGTTGGGACTTTAATGGCAATTTAGAGAAACCAACATTTAGCCCAAGCTTAATGGTGAATCAAGGCCACCCTAGCCAATGTCATTCGTTTGTCACAGATGGAAAAATTCAGTTCTTATCTGACTGCCATCATGGACTAGCTGGGCAAACAGTTGATTTGCTAGAAGTGGAGGAATTCTGATGCCATTTATTTTACTGATCTGGAATAACAAGCGTTGGACTTTAATCATTGTGCTTTTGATTTATGCCGTGTTTCAAACATGGCAATCCAATTCACTGGCAGGTGATTTGAACAAGGCAAATGCTGAATGCAAAACAAAGGTACAGCAAGAAGTCGATAAGGCCGTGAAGCCTTACAAGGACGCAGAACAAGAAGCGCAAGAACGAGCACAGAAAGCAGGTGAGGACTATGAACAAACCAAAGAAACCGAACGAGTCAAAACAGAAACGATTACACGTGAAGTGCAAAAGATCATTGAACGTCCTGTTTATCTCAACAATTGTTTCGATGATGCTGGGGTGTCAGCAGTCAATGCCGCTGGTAATTCCAGCAAACCTTAAAACACCTTGTCCTGATCTATTGGAATTAAAGTCTGGCCAAGCGAAAGAAGTTCTACAGGTGATGGTGGATGACCGACGAAAGTATGTAGATTGTAAGCAGCGCCATGCGGCTATTATTTCAATTATAGAAAAGTCCTCAAAGTGAGGGCTTTTTGCTTATAATGAATCAGGTATGTTTTAGAATGTGTACAGTAATGTGTACATAAATATTTATAAAATTAAATATTAAATAAAAAATATATCTAAATTAGTAGCTTGCAATCTTAACCATCCATATCAAAAATAATAATCGGTCTTTCCATTCAAAAATCTCCAATGTTTTTCAAAGTTCAACAAGGTTCATAGAAAAACACTCTAACCCCTGAAATTACTATGCTTTCGCATTTATTAAAGCATTTTAAGTAATTTCAAAGTTCAACAAAGTTGTTTACCTTTCAAGAAAAATTATGTACATATCTGTGTACATAAATTTTATCTGTACATATCAGCATTAGAGTATAGAACAATTAGGTTGAAAAAAACGAATGGCTTTAAGTGATAGTTGGCTCAAATCGAATAATGGAAAATCTCGAGAAAAGGTTGAAGTGGTGACAGATAGAGACGGTTTATCTATCAGGATTTCGCCTAAGGGTAAGATCGTATTCCAATTTCGTTATCGATTTAATGGCACAGCCAAACGATTAGATCTTGGTACTTATCCTATGCTGGGGCTCAAAGATGCCCGCACACAAGTGCATAAATATAAATCAGAACTTGATCAGGGAAAGGATCCCTTACAGTTAAAACTTAAAGGGGAGAGTGACTATCTCAAGCAACTTACCGTAAAGGATATATGCGACCTTTGGTTTAATACTGTGGCGATAGGCAAGGTCTCTTGTAAGGATGATCTACGTGCATTTGAGATGCATGTTTACCCACGTATAGGTAAAAGGTTTTGTGATGAGGTAACTCTGCAAGAGTGGTCTGAACTATTATTTGATATCGCAGGAGAAGTTAAATCTGTAGCAGTTAAAGTTTTAGGTAATCTCAAAATGATTATGCGATGGGGGTGTATTCACGGAAAGTTAAAGCATCAACCTATCCAGCATCTTAAAGCTGCTGATCTAAATGTAAAAAAGGTAAAACGCTCAAGGTATTTAACAGAACAAGAGATATTTTGGGTTATCCATGCATCACTTAGATCGAATGCCATCTCGCAAAAAAATAAAGCTATTTTAATTATGCTTCTTTTCTTTGGCTGTCGTGTTTCTGAGTTACGCCTTGCTAAAAAATCTGATTTCGATTTTCAGCAAATGATTTGGACAGTTCCACCTGAGAATCACAAGATGGGGGATCGCACCCATAAACCTATTATTAGGCCAATCATTCCGCAGATTATTCCATTTCTTGAATTTATATTTTCACTCTCTCCAGAGAGTTGTGAATATGCTTTCCCTAGTCTTAAAGGGAAAACTTATACGTTGTTGTCAAAAAGCTTTCATACAACAATACCAGGCTTTGTGAATAATAATGTTCAGAAAAGATTTGGTGTGGAAATGAAGCACTGGACCATACACGACCTGAGAAGAACAATGCGAACAAACATATCAGAATTGGCCGCACCACACGTCTGTGAAATTATGTTGGGGCATGGTCTGCCTGCAATTTGGGGGACTTATGATTTACATGAATATATTGATGATCAGGCGCAAGCTTATGAAAAATGGTTTATTAAGCTATGCGCCATATTAGACAATCATGAACGTTTCGATATTAAAGGTTGTATTTCAAGTGAATCAAGTAGCCCTTTGCTTCTTTCCCAAGCGTCAACAGCTTTAATACCGTAACGACTACTTGAACGACCATGTGCTTTGATCACTGGTTCAGGAAAATCCCTGTTATTACGCCAGTTGATCAAAGTACCTTTAGTAACGCCGTAACGCTTCAATAATTCAGGGGTTGAGATATATAGTCCCATTTATAACACCTCCTTCTTGATATCAATTAACTCAAACGGTAATTTGGTGTCCAAACCTGTGCACTCATCCTTATATCCAAAACTTACAAGGATGTGATAAAGGGCAGAGGCTTGCTCCGCCGTGAATGTTTTGGTTGTGCCTGACTGCCCTATGACGAGTGGTGCAAATTCTTCAGCAAGCTCTTGGGCGATGTGTTGGAGGTTAGTCATTGGCTTCATTCTCCATATGTGCCGACATTTCTATATAGTCGTATGCCCATTCGCGAAGAATTTCATTTTGAATAAATTCGTCTTTTTCAAAGAATCCCAATTTATTCCACTCTTCCTCAGAGATATGCTCACTTAGAAAAGTTTCTTCCTCGCGATTAGCTACAGGAAAACCGATTGACAGTTTTAGTTTGATTTTTATCTGGTTGAAATCAGTCATTGGCTGGCTCCTTTGCTTCGATCACTGGATCAGCATTTAACACAGCCCAGTGTGTAATTAACTTTTGAACAAAAGCGCAGCCATCAATTGGGCAAGCAAAGCCAAAAGGGTGTTTGTATTCAGCAGTTAGCTGTTCACTCGCAATAAAGATTTGATAACGACCATCAATGCGAGGTGATTGTTTCGTGTAATCAATCCATTCAATCATTTCACCACCTAATTGGCCGCACTCGGTACGGCCTTATCTGATTAATTACCGAAAAGCTCTGATTCGCGTTTTTGCGCAGCATTAGTAATGCGTTGTTGGTCAGGATCAGACTGCTCCTCATACATTGGGTCGATAAAGACGTTGTTAATTTCATCTTGGTTTTTGGCAGCTTCAATTTCAGCAATCGCCTTATCAACCCAAGGGGTATCGTCTGTATCAAACATGGATAGCTGATTTTCTAAAAACTGTTTACGTGCTGCATAGACGTTAAGTACATCGTTCATATGGTCAGGCGTAAGGTTTGGCTTATTGTCTCGGATGGTCTTTGCAACGGCTTCCAGTTCAGTAATATTTTGGGCATTGCCGATTTGGATTTTTAAACCGCCAATGATCTGATCTGACTTAATTTCGTTTACTGCTAGAGCTTGTTGAGCTTCCTTTTTTTGAGCAACTAATTTTTCAGCTTCTTTTTGCAGTCTTTGCAATTCGCTAACACTTAAGTTTTCTTCCGATTGAGTTGGCTCAGGCTCATTTGTTTTAAATTCTGCTAGACGTTTAGCTATTGCCTCATGAAGCGGGGCACGCTGTTCGGCAGACCAAGCATTTGTATATTTAACTAATGCACTAACCTCATTTGCTGTCTTTGCTACTTTAGAGCGTTCGATAAGATCTGCGAGCAGTGTCTGATACTTTTCATCATCTTCCTGAATTACAACTTTTTTGGTTTGGGCACGTGGTTTTTTCTCTTGTGCCGGTTCGTCTACTGGTGGTGCTTCTTCCTTTTCAGGCTCAGGCTTTTTTGCAGGAACATCAACATCAGTAACTTTGTATTTATCAGCATTGGCTTTCCATAGCTTGATCAATTCATTGCGTTCTGATTCATCAGATAAGGCATAAATGCTGCTTTCCAATTCTTCCAAACTATCTAAGGACTTAGCTCTTAAAATTAATCCTTTAATGTGCTTAAAGTCAGATGCATTAATTACTTTTGATTCCGCTTCTGGTGTTACATCAATAATGCGGTCCTGTTCTTCCTCAGCTGAGCGTAAGCCCATCAGCAATTCAGGCGCATAGACACGGCCAAAGAATGAAGCAGCACGGTAGCGAAGCATTTGCTCTGACATTGTTTGCCATTTGCTACCTTCTTTGGTGTACCAACCCTCCTTAACAGCCATCTCAATTGTGATTTTTGATGACTCTAAACGTTCACCAGTTTCACGTTCGATAGCCCAGGCTACACAGCTAAAATCATGAATTTTGACAGTTTTAGATATTTTCTTTGGTTTGCGGTTTTCCCAAACAGTTTCCACGCATTCAACTTCTTTTTCGCCCAAATCTTCCAATTCAAAACGAAGGGCAGAGAAACGTCCGCTGCTATTAATACCAGCCATAATGAACTGAGATGACCAAGATGGGCGACCATTCACCAGATAAAGGTTTTGCATAACCATGAGTGGATCAGCACCCATGCGATTAGACATATTTAGGGCAATTACACAGTTAGATAGGCCATTTGGATTTGGTTCTTCACGCCATAGCTGGTTGCCGTATTCGTCTTTGCCAGCTTTCTTTTGAATTGTTGCGCGGTATTGTTCTGGCACCAGTGTTGAACTAGACAGCATTTTTGCAATACGCTGAGATAGTTCAAAAGCCTCAAGGTTTAAAAGGCCAACTGATTGGTTTGAGTTCGACATTTGAGATTGAGCATTCATTTTTAAAATTCCTAATTAGTTAAAATCGTTTTCTAAAGCTTGTTTAGTCATGTATTGCGGAAGGAATAAATCTTCCATTTCGAGTGAGTAGCCGTCCCATTCATTAATAAGAAGAGACTCAGCCAGTAATTCTTTTGCTTTGTTGTATCGAGATTCACCGACACTTAAAAATAGGTCTGCGGCCTTGTACTGCTTGACGTTGTACGGAATTGAACTCTCAGCAACTAACAAAATAAAAGGCGGTTTATCTTCTGTTTGGTAGTACTGCTGGAAGCCTTCACGGTACATAACTGCAGAAAGGTCATAACCAAAGTCAGAACACTTCTTAGAGAAAGCATGTGCACGTGCATCGGTCGTAGTCTTTAAATCCAAGATCAAACCATTTGGAAAGGCTTTACAGGGTGCAATGTGCCAGTCAGGACGAATGCGAAGTTCTAAGCCGTAGATTGGATCCGTAAAGAATATGCTTGCTTCAGGCATGCCGTAGTTGTTCTGCATGTCTGCATAAGAGCTGAGTTTCTGTAGGTTGGTCACAATACGTTTTGCACCTTCAACCTGTTCAGCATCAACTAAAATTTTGCCTTGATTGGCCTGTTCCCAAGCTAAAGCCTCTTCTTTACCAACCTTTGTACGGCGGTCAAACTTAGGCGCGATAATGAACTCGTGTTCAAACTGTTCAGGCTCTAAAAACAGGGTGTGCGCTAGTGTTCCAAAGCTCATAGCTGTTTTAGTTTCGCGTTCAACTTCTTTCGCAATGTTGTTTGAGTAGAAGTGAGCACTTGAACGCAGCATGTCTTTTAACTGGCTAGAGCTAAACTCAGGGCGTGAGTGGTATTCCTCATTGCTCATTTTTTCAATGAGTGATGCAGTCGGTAATTCTACAAATGCATTCATCGTTTAGCCTTCCATTTAAGAGCACAATCATGTGCAAGTAAGTTTCCAGATCCAGAGCACCAAACAATGCCTAATTCGCCATTTAGTCTGAATCTTAAAATTTCATCTTGAGCAAGTGCAGTCATCACATCAGCACCTTTGTCTATAAGCCAATTACTGAACTCTTCGATTTGACTTGGTAGAGCTGCAACACGCTTTTTGTATTGGTTAGTGCTGCCATAGCGAGCACGTAACTTTTGCCAGTCATTCATGGTTTATCAGCCTCCAAACACGTTCATAACTGCAAGGCTAATAACAAACCAAAGCACTAATGCAGTAAGAGCGAAGATGCCAAAGTCTTTAAGATTCGCCTTGATAATGGCTAAACGAGGGGTACGCATTTCTGCAGGAGTAGGGTGCTGATAAAGCACAGGCTTTGTATTGCTTTCGTTTTTAACGAATGTCGGTGTTTGACTATGTGGTGCTGTTTGTTTCATACTTATCTCGCTCTTTGAGTAAGCCTGCCAGTTGTCGAGACCGTTGCAGGCTTTTTTGTGGGTACGAGGTAAATATTAGGTATTCCTAACTAATAAGTAAATAGGTAAACCTAATTTTTTTAATATTTTTTATTAGGCGAAAAAAAACCCGCGTATAGCGGGCTTTAAACTATTATTTTCATTCACATGGTATTTGCAGCATCCCCGAACCACAATCCTCATCAAAATTAAATTCTTTTGGTTCTGACTTTATTTTCTCCAATGCACCCAAATCGAGCCTGTAAAGTTGATGATTAATCGAGCTAACATTAGATTGTAATTCACTATTTTTCTTGAATAGATAAAAACTGAATACAATATTTATTAAAAACAAAACAGTAAAAACACTAAATAGAATTTTAACTTTTAGACTCATTTATAATCCCTCATATGCCGAACCATAACCCCGATGATCGTTATCTTATGTTCTCTTGAGGACAAAGTTGGGTAATCAGGATTTAAGGGAACTAATTCAAATTCCTCACGTCCGTATTCGTCATACCCAATAACTCTATATTTTTTAAAAGTAGCCTCATAAGAGCCATTTTGCGCAATCACATATGAACCTGGTTGAGGTGATAGAGAGGCATCAACCACAATCGAGTCACCCGGTAAAAAATCAGGTGCCATGCTCATTCCTTCAATCGTAAGACTAAAGACCTCAGAAGGTTTTGCACCTCGGTATGTGGTATAGGTTTCACCCTTTGGATTAATCCCATCATAACCAACAGAACTAAAAATACCCGCCTGAACAAAATCAAGCACTGGAATTTTAATAAACGGCGAATCATTAAAAGTGACATTATTGAAATCTGATTTAGTTTCTTCATCAGTTGGTTTACCCAAACCAGTTGCTAACCATTTTGAGTTCACTTTTAAGTATTGTGCAGCACGAATTAAATTCGGGCCGTCCATATTTTTTGATTTACCGCTTAGCCAGTCACTAACAGAAGGTGGTTTGACTCCAACGGCACGTGCGAGATCGACCCCCTTAATCTTCTTAGGTGGTAAGACTTCCATTGCGTATTTAAGACGTTCAGCGAGTGTTTTCATTAGGAAATCCTAACATGAATAAAATTAGGTATTCCTATTGAATAAAAATAAGGAATGCCTAATAATGTTTGTGATTATTAGGAGAACAACATGACTGATAACCAATTAGTCAAAGCTTTAGGTGGACCAGCTGCAGTTGCTCGGTTACTTGGAATTAGGCCGCCATCAGTTAGCGGATGGGTAAATATTCCTTTAGATAAAAAAATTCTTCTTGCTGTTATTGCTGAAGATCGAGGGCTAGCTACCCGTAAAGAGCTTTTTCCTGAGACATATCAGGATATTTGGATTGAACTTCGTCCAAATGCTGTGGCGTAACGGTGAGCACATGTCTGAAAAACTCACCGAGAGCATTACTTTTAAATGCACATATGAAGAAAAGAAAGAGTTTGAAGCTATTGCACGAGCTGAAAAAACTGATGTTTCGAAATTAAGTCGTATCTGCATGAATGAAAAAATCTCTACCGTTCGGGAATACCTAGATTCTCTCCGTTCATTCATGTGTCTTACCACAGATACCGTAGACACGTCTTTTGAGCTTCAAGCTCCACCACGCTTTATAGATGTCACACCAAAACCACAGGCACAAAAAAAAGCCCAGCTGCGCGAACAACTGGACTTTCTTGCCGTTCACTCCGAAAAGTAAACGACTAGGTTGGAACCCGATGACGAATTTAACACGAATTAAAAGCCAATTAAAAGATCAAAAGCCGAAGTTTATTGAAACAGAGCTAGGCACAGAAAAGCTCTGTATTGAGTGTCAGGAATACTGGCCTTTGGATGTTGAGTTTTGGTTTACGTATAAAGGAAAACTTAAGAAGGATGGCTCTAAAAGTACTTGCTACGAAGCTGCTTGTAAAAGTTGTTATTACATTCGGTACAAGCCACATCTTCAGCAACGTGCAAAAAAAGACATCCGTTCTTATCACGAAAGAGGGTGCGGGTCATGACAGCTGTAAAAGTTATCAATTTTCCAAAGCAGCAAGCGCCGCAGCCAAAACAAGAGGCTGGAAAAAGCATGTATAGCGATAAGTTTGTACAAGGCTATGTAATGTCTAGCCGATTGTATAGAAAGGAGGTCTGGCCGTTTCTAAGTGATGCGGCTAGAAACGTCTATGCGGAACTCGAAAACCGCATTAATGGACACAACAAAGAATCAGACTTTGTGAGCTGGACACAGCTGCAAGGTGGTGACATTAAAAACTCAAGAAAAATGAGTTTATCAACTGTAAAGGTTGGTCTTGCAATGCTTTTGGCAAATAAGGTTGTCTCAATTATTGCAACTGGGAAGCAGGGGATTAAGAAATATCGATTAAATGAAATCTCTCTTGTAGATAAAAAAGTTATCAAGCCGACTGAGAAAGAATCTTCTAACTACTTCGGAAACAGTAGTACTTCGGAAACAGTAGTACTTCGGAAACCGAAGCAGACTACTACAGAAACAGAAGTGCCAACTACTTCGGAAACCGAAGACACAATAGATATTCCTTTAGATTCTTTAGATATTAAAAAAAGAACTTCCTCTGTGGATAACTCAGAAACAGAAATCTTTAGCGATTCTGTCGAATACCACGAGGACAATAAAAATCTGTACAGCTTGAGAGAGCTTGCAGGTGTCTACACGATCCAAACTGATCTCGCTGACCAAGCAAAACGGATCAATCCAAAACTTGATGATTCAAAAATTCTGAGTGAGTTAAAAAACTTTGCGCAGTGGTCTACCAGTCGAGAAAAAACCACGGCGCAAGGTTGGATGAATTACTGGATTTACCGTATTCAAAAACTTTCAGCGCCTAAGGCTAAATCTTCAAAACCGAAAAGCAAAGGCTTGTCAGATGCACAAGTGAATTACTTCGTTTCAGAGCTGTGCAATTACCAAAGCTTCAAATCAAAGCACTCAAACGTCGGTGAATCTCAAAAAGCATTTGAAACCCGGATTAGCTCAAATATCCGTAAACCTGAATACGCGGATACCTATGGTCCATATCTGCATGAGCTTGGCTTTGTGGTTGATCTAGGGGCAAGCCTATGAATACGCAAAGCAAACCTGAAGGGGCAACTCACTACGAAACAGACGGAACAGTTTGGAAAAACGATAAAGGACTTTGGATGTTTTGGCGTGAGGGCTGGGGATGGTGTCAGTACGTTGGTAAGGCCAATTACTCATTCCTGAACAAATTAACTGAAATCGGGGCTTAATCATGAGAATGAGTGAAAGAGAGCTAGAACTTCATTTAAAACGCCACGAAAAGCGAAAAAATAACGCATTGCAGCAATCTAAACAGAAAAATGATGCAAAGGTACATGAAGCAAATCAAAAAGCCTTAGAAGCGATTACAGAGCCAAATACGAAAGGAGAGGGAAAAGTAATTTTAAGTTGTGAAATTCCATCAACTCCACCATCGGTAAACAACTATTGGGTGGGTACTGGACGGACATGCAAAGTTAGTGACCGTGGTCTTGATTTTCATGATCTCGTTGCTATGACTATCCCGCAATTAAACACCACGTCACGTCTAAAACTAGATGTGACTTTTCACTTTCCCAATAAACAACGCCGTGACATAGACAACTTTTTAAAAGCAACGATCGACAGTCTTGTGAAATGCGGTCTCTGCGTAGACGACGAGCAATTCGATGAATTAAGCGTAAAACGTGGGGAAATCATCAAAGGCGGTCTTATAAAAATTACAGTTCTGGAGCTTCAAAAATGAGTGATTTAGTTGTTGATTCTATAGTGTTTGCACAGTCTCCTCGCGCGCGCACGCGTTTTATCAATCAGCGCACGAAAAAGAAGGTCAAAAAGTTTCTAGTGGAGCGCCGTGGATATAAGCGTCCAGACTTCAACCGAATGATCTTAGACCTAGGCCGTTTGAAATGGACACATGAGAAGATTGCCGATGTTCTACCCGTATCTAGTGCTTCTACAGTCTCAGAGTGGGCTAGAGGCGGCATTCCGAACTATGACAATGGAGATGCTCTTATTGAGCTTTGGCGGTCTGAGACAGGCATTCAACGCTTTCCACGTGATGGGGAATGGGCAACGTACAAGTACAAGATCGGGCAGTTAGATATGTTTGATGATTGGGACGAGTTGGACGGTGTTATTGAGCAGTTGGGAGAAACATAGCTGCTGTTAAATAATTTTATTTAGTAGTATCTTATTAACTTTGAAAGTTTAAATTAAACTATAAGGACTTATAAAACCTTAAACTTTACTAATTAAGAAGCCTTAAACTTAATTAGAAACAACTTTCGCGAAGGAAACACAAATGAGTGACGTTTTACAAACAACTACTAATGATGGAAATGTTGTTGAAAAGCCAGTCGAAATTGTTGTTAAAAAATATTCAAATGGATATGAAATTATAGATACAGGAGTTATTCATAGCTTTAATTCAAGTGAAATTAAATTAATAATCAATGGTTTAGAGTTTGTGGTGCAATTTCCGGAAAATAAAGAAGATAAAAAATCAACTTATGCATTATCTGCAGATCCTTTCAATCCAAAAAGCTTATTGTTGAAACTTACTAATTTTGAATCATCGTTTTCAGAAGGCTCCCCTGGACCGCTCCACATTGCAAACGTTAATAACAAAAAGATTTATTTAAGTTTTTTTGTGACCACGATTGATAAGAATGTTGGTGCTCGATCATTTGCATATACAATTCTTACGGGAGAGTAAGAATGACAAATAGTTCAAATAATGATGCTTTTGTAATTCCAATTGATACTAATAATGCAAGCTCTACTGCTTCAGATAATACAGCTGATACTCGTCCAGCTACAAATCTATTAGGTAAAATCTCTCATACGATTGGAACTGGTGAAAATGCTAAAAATTCAATTGTATGGATGACAATTACGTGGAGTTTTTGCATAGCCGCAGGTATTACATTCCTTTTATTTATAAGCTTATGGCTTGCTTACTATAATAAAAATATTCCTGAAATTGCTGAGCTTAAAAAGCATATGATAAACATGTGGTCAATTTTTACACCTGTTATTACCTTGGCTTTAGGTTATGCATTTGGTAAAAACGAAACCAAGTAATCACCCAACAAACCGATACACGAAACCCCGCACATTAGCCCTATCAACCAATGATGGGGCTTTTTTATGGCTACTACACCACGCAAGACACAAACACCGGGTGCAAAAAAAGAAACAACGACCACGGCGCAAACCTCAACAGATGACGTAATGGATGCTGTTTTGGGGAAAGCTGATGAATCTAAGACGACAGAGCCAACAGGTGATGATGCAGAGTTAGGCGAAACCCAAGAGGGTCTAGACCAACAAGTAGAAGCGCCTGAAGGTTTTATTTCTGTAGAGCAATTCGATGCAGTTGCCGCACAGTTGGCAATCAAAGAAGAAGAACTAAAAGGCGTAACGGCTGAGCTTGTTGCTGCACGTAAGCAAGTTGTAAAGCTTACAGGTGGTCAAACACAGCAACCAACAACCCAAGCAGTAGCACCAGTGCGTAAAAAGCCTGTACTTACCGCTAAAGGTTGGTCAGTGGAGGGTTAAACATGTGCGGGAAACCAAAAATAGTACAACAAGACCCTGAAGGTGATGCACTTAAAGCTGCTGAAAAAGCAACTGCTGAAGCAAACGCTAAACGTGCTGGTCGTCGTACTGCAAATACAGACAGCCGAAGTGTTCTTGGTTCCAAAACTGAAAGCAAAACAACTCTAGGCGGTGGTGGCTAATGGAAAATGACGCTCGTATCTATTGTGCTCGCTTAGGTCAGCTTAAATCTGCGCGTGCGTTACATGAATTACATTGGGCAGAATGCTACCGATACGGAGCACCTGAGCGTCAACAAAGCTTTAGTGGTTCAGATGTGAAGAATCAACGCGAAACTGAACGTGCTGATTTATACGATTCAACAGCGGCAGATTCAGTTCAAGTGCTTGTTTCAATGATTATGAACGGCGTAACACCTGCGAACTCTATTTGGTTCAAAGCTCAACCTGACGGCATTGACGATCTTGCAGAGCTTACAGAGGGTGAACGTTGGCTTGAGGATGTCTGCCAATTCATGTGGCGCAATATCCATGCATCAAACTTTGACAGTGAGAACTTCGATACGCTTACAGACGTTGTAACGGCTGGATGGGGTGTGATGTATGTCGATATTGACCGTGTAGCGCAGGGCGGTTATGTCTTTGAATCATGGCCTATAGGTTCGTGTTTCATCGGTTCAACTCGCGCAGATGGCCTGATTGATACGATTTATCGTGAACATGAAATGACAGCTCAAACCATGGTCAATACTTACGGTGAGAGCAATTGTCATCACTCAGTTGTATCAGTTGCAACAGAGAGTCCAGACACAAAGTTCAAGCTATTACACGTCATTCAACCACGTAAACAAACAGGTGCAGGGCAGATCAACAAAGCAATGCCTTTTGCTTCCTATCACATCGATATCAGCAATAAGCAGATGTTAAAAGAATCGGGGTATCACGAGTTTCCTTGTTCTGTACCACGTTTGCGGAAATTGCCGGGTTCTGTTTATGGCAATGGTCAAATGTCTTTGGCGCTACCTGATGCTAAAACAGCAAATGAACTTGTCAAAAACACTGTGCGTGCTGCTGATCTACAGATCGGTGGATTGTGGATAGCACAAGATGATGGTGTTTTAAATCCTCATACGGTTCGTATTGGTCCTCGTAAAGTGATTGTGGCCAATAGTGTTGATTCGATTAAGCGCTTGGATGATGGAACAAATTTTCAAATTGCAGATTATCTTCTGACCAGTCTGCAAGGTGGTATTCGTCGCAAGCTTATGGCTGACCAATTGCCACCGATTGGCACCACTCAAATGACGGCAACAGAGATTAATACGCGTGTTGAAATGATTCGTCAGTTATTAGGTCCAATGTACGGTCGTCTACAAGCTGAGTATTTGCGCAGTATTTTAGATCGCTGTTTCGGACTGGCATTGCGTGATAACGCTTTAGGTGATGCACCTGAAGAGCTTTGGGGTCGCAACCTTTCATTCAAATTTGTGTCACCACTAGCACGTAGTCAACGCATGGAAGAAGTCTACGCAACTGAGCAATACATCATGAGTCTTTCAAGTATTGCTCAAGTCGATCAAACCATTCTCGATAACGTCGATTTTGATGCTGTTGCGGTGCTCACAGGAACAGGGCGTGGCGTCCCTCAAACCATTATGCGTACAGCTGATGAAGTTCAACAGCTACGCCAAGCACGTCAAAAAGCACAGGAAGAACAAGCACAGGCACAACAGCAGGCGGCAATGATGGATAAGGCTGGTGATGCTATTGCAAAGGGTATGGGTAATCGAATGGCTCAGATGCCAACTGAGGTGATGCAATGATCTTAATTATCGCCGTGTTAGCCATTTTTTTATTGATTGCATGCGTAGCGCTTTGGTCATCCTACCAAGAGCGAAACATGCTCAAACAGCAGCTTAGAGATGAACAAGAAGCTAAAGCTAAGTTACTTCCAAAAGATGAGTCTAAAGATCCTGAAGTTGAAACAGGTATCCAGGTCAAACGGCGCTATTACCGTCCAGTGACAGCGGAAACCTACCGTAATTTATTCGATCTAGATGTAAATGGGGTGCGAGTTTTAGAACATCTGACATCAATTTTCTGCAAATCAACTTATGTGCGTGGCGGTCAAGAAGCTGAGCGAGAGTCTTGCTTTAGAGCAGGCGAACGAAGTGTTGTGGAATTCATTATTAAGCAAATCAATCGTGCAAACGATCCAAACTATAAGGAAGAAGTAAATGACTGATTTAAACCAAAACCAAGCAACTGAAACCAATCAAGAGCAAACATCACTTTTAAGTGGTGGTCATGAGGGGGAAATTCAGGATGCTGGTAATCAAGATCAAACCACTGAAGAAACAACTACAACTGGCGCACCTGAATCAATCGATGGCTATCAGGTCGAAGTGGAAAACTTCAATTTTGATGAGTTCAAAGCCATTCCTGAAAATCAGGAGTTCTTAGAGCGTGCGCGTGAAGCTGGTCTAAGCAGTGAGCATTTAGGCTTTCTCCTTGGGGAATATAACCAGTTAATTCCTGCGCTCATGGAAGGTAATGCAGCACTAGACAATGAAGCCTGTATTTCTGCAATGAAAGATACGTGGGGTGGGGAAACAGATGCTAATTTTGGATTCGCACGAGCAGCGGCAAACAATGCAATTCAGAATGGCATTTTGACAGCGGAAGAAGTGAATAGCCCTGAGTTTGGCAATAATCCACTTGTCTTGAAAATGGCGGCTTATTTCGGTTCACAACTTCAGGAAGATACACCCCCTGCTAACACCCAACAAAGCGGTGCATTAGATGTTCAATCATTAATGAAATCGGAAGCCTACTTAAACGTAAATCACCCAGACCATAAACGTGTATTTGCGCAAGTAGAAGGCTTTTATCAGAAGCAATATAAATAAGGGGTAGTCCATGCCAATTGCAAACGAAAATAAAATCACGGCGGCGTTTGTACAGCAGTTTCATGACAATTATGAATTGGCATGTGCGCAGAACGTTTCACGTTTGCTAAAGACTGTAACGAATCGCGGTCGTATTGAAGGTGAGTCATTCACAATCAACGATATGGGACAGGTGGAAATGAAAGCTTCAGGTGCGCGTTATGGCGACACTGAATGGACAATTCCAGATGTAGGGGTGCGCTCAGTCCTAATGAATGATTTTGATTTATTTATTCCGATTGAAAAGCGTGATGAGCCAAAGTTAAAGGCACACCCAGACGATAAATACATGCAGTTATTGCATAACGCTCACAACCGCAAAGTGGACGACATTATTTATCAAGCCCTGATCGGTACGATTGCACGTAAAACTGTAGATGATGCAGGTGTTGCATCAACTACAAACGTAGCTCTGCCTGCTGGCCAAATTGTTGCCCCAACAGGTATGACGCTTAAACAGCAAATTATTTGGGCTAAGTCGTTATTCCGTAAAAACGAATGTGATGAACAGAACGGTGAGCAACTATTCCAGATTTACACCGCTGACATGATGAATGAATTTTTAAATGACACCACATTGACCAATGCGGACCATATGAAAATTCAGATGCTGCAAGACGGTGCTGTAGGTACGAAGTGGCTTGGTGTTGAGTGGGTTGCATACGAAAAAGTTGCTGCTGGTGCAACCGCAGGTTCTAAGCGTGCTCCGATGTATTGTAAGTCCGCTGTTCATTACGGTGATGCTGCAATTACTGATTTTGGTATCGGTGTACGTGAAGACAAAAAACGTATCAAACAAGTCGGTGGTGTTCACTCAATGGCCGCAGGTCGTGGGAATGAGCTAAAAGTTGTTGCTATTGATTATGACGCTTCTTAAGTCGTAGCTTTGGCCTCACGCTTTACGAGCAGGGCGTGAGGTCTTTTTTAATAATCTAAATAGGAAAATAAAATATGCCAAAAAAATTAATTGCATTATCAATGGTGGCTTTTGTTGGCACTAAATCCGTATCGGCGGCACCAATGACGCGCCAAGAATACAATGATTATCGCGGATGGGAGCTTCCTGCAGATGAATCACATTTGGCTAATGAACAAGGTTTTTTAGTTGAATATGTGGATGGTGGTCGAGCAAATCATCCTGATCATGAGGGTTATATTTCATGGTCGCCAGCTGATGTATTCGAGCGAAGCTATAAGGAATCGCCAAAAAACCACATTGAACGCATGCAATCTGAAAAGCATGAACTTGATGCGAAGCTTACTGCATTGAAAGCATTTTTAGCTAAGCTAGGTACAGATCAGGTGCCATTGCTGACAGATGATCAAGTTTACAAATTGGAATCTCAAGCCGAAGCAATGGAGCTGTATTCAACGATTTTAGGTTCACGTATTGAGTATGATGCTGAACTTATTGGTGCACTTGGCTAACACCCAACAAACCCACTCTTAAAAGCCCTCAAGATCATTAAAACTTGAGGGCTTTTTCTATGACAACAACATCAATATCCATCTGCAATGAAGCGCTGAGCATGATTGGTGCTAAAGCGATTCAATCATTTGAGGACAATACCGAAAACGCACGGCGTTGTGCTTCGATTTATGACTCTACACGCCGTGGTTTATTACGTATGCATCCTTGGTCATTCGCCAAGAAACGTGCACAGCTTGCACCAGTGAGCACACATCCTGCTTTTGGTTATAGCAATGCATTTCCACTGCCTAAAGATTTTTTGCGTCTATATGATTCAGGCCAGTATGAATACGAAATAGAAGGTCGCCACATTCTGGCCAATACAAATCTAATTAACTTGGTCTATGTCCGTGATGAAGATAATGAAGAGCTTTGGGATTCTTTATTTTCTGAGTGTATGGCCTTGTATTTGGTGAGTAAGCTTGCAAAGCCGATCACAGGAAGCAATGCCGAAGCTGATAGTGCTTGGCAGAAGTTACAGAACATGCTGAAACAAGCACGTGCTATCAATGGTCAAGAACGCCCAGCGCAAGACTTTGCAGCAGATTACACCCCTAATTTGATGGGGGTACGCTACTAATGAAGCAGGTTATCACTAAAAATAACTTCAGTGCTGGGGAGCTATCGCCAACGCTTTATACCCGCACAGATATTCAACAGTATGGCAACGGAGCAAAGACGCTTAAGAATGTGATTCCACTTGTCGAAGGTGGTGTGCGTAAAAGACCAGGCACACTGTTTTTATCGGCACAGGTTGGTGCAGTACGACTCATTCCATTTGTGGTCAATTCAGACAATACATTTCTAATTGTTTTTAAGCCAAATTTGGTCGAGATTGTTAATCCGAAAACACTTGAAGTGCTTGAAAGTATTGTTTCTCCATACACAGAGACTCAGATACATGACATCCAGTTTGTGCAGTATCGGTATGAAATGTATCTCACACATAGTGAAGTGCCAGTTCACCGCCTTTTATGTGATACAGCCTTTGATAATTGGCAGTTGAATCAGTTTGTTTACACTCATCTGCCGACCGACTCTGAAAATGCACGGTTTCCATTTCGAAAAGGAAAGCCCTCAGGTAAAGACATTGGTGCACTGGTATCTTTCACACTGAGCTCATATAACAACTGGGTGAGTACACAGGCTTATTTAGCAGCAGATGTTGTTACCTATGGTGGTAAGTACTATCAGGCATTACGTGACAATACAGACAAGCAACCGAACGAAAATGAACTAGATTGGGCACAGGTTACGGTTAGTGCAGGCGCAACATTTACGGCTGCTGATATTGGCAATTTGATCGAAGTGAATGGAGGGATTATTAAGATCACTCAGTTCATTAACGCTGATCATGTAAACGGAGAAATCCTTAAAAAATTAGATGCTGACATCACAGCAATTGAACGTTCTTGGGCAATTTTGCCGCCAGCATTTAACGCTACGAATGGTTATCCAAGATGTTGCACATTCTTTAAACAGCGCTTAGTCCTATCGAACACAAAAAAAGCACCAAACAAGGTGTGGTTTAGTGCTGTCGGTGGTAATGGTAATTTTCTCGAGACTACAGAAGATGGGGATGCATTCAGTATTGTTTCAGCTTCAGGTCTTTCAAACAGTATCTTGTTCTTAGAAGCTCAGCGTGGGGTCGTGTGTTTAACCTCAGGTGGTGAGTACATGATCGACTCAGACGGTGCATTAACCCCTACAACAGTAAACATCAATGAACACAGCGCATACGGTGCATATCCAGTTACACGACCTGAACGTGTGGGCAATGAGCTGCTATTCGTGCAGCGTGGTGGTGAACGTGTCCGGGCTTTAACTTATCGCTATGAAGTTGACGGCTTGGTTTCACCTGAGGTCAGCTCCCTTTCTTCCCATATTGGAGAGCAACACGGCGGGGTAAATGAAATCTCCTACATGCAAGAACCTGAAAGTTTAGTGTGGTTAGTATTGGGTGATGGCAAAGTGGCCACAATTACTTTTAACCGCGATCAAGAGGTTTTGGCATGGGCACAGCACGACTTTAGCGGTGAAGTGATTAGCATGTGTTCTATCCCTACACAGCTTGGTTCAGACCGTACTTTTATGTTGGTGAAGCGATCGGGTACCACGTGTCTTGAGGAGGTTTCCTTTAGCGCATATGTAGACTCAGAACGCACATTAGTTGTGGATAGTGGGCAAGTAGTAAAGCCTAATCTACTTCATGAGGTTGTGGCCTATCACCAGGGGGATGATTTTATTTATCAGACCAACTTTGAGGAGGATGGGGAATACTTAGTTGTGGGTGATGAGCTAAACGGTGAAGGCATCAAAGTCGGTCAGCCGATCCACTGTACAGTTGAGCTATTCCCACCTGAATTGAATCAAGCACCACTGTCTAGCATGTTGCATAAAGCTAAGGTTGATCGTACAGCATTCTTTTTTAACAACACCATTGCACCAGAGCTAAACGGTGAAATGATTGAAATTTTCACCTATGACGATAACCCACTTGCACCACGAAAGCCGCATACAGGCTATCACTTGGAAGAAGGTGGATCATGGGAAGACTTGCATAGAATCCCTTTAGTAATAACACACAACAAACCGCTACCGTTTCACTTGCAAGCTATCACTATGCAGTTATCAATTAACGAGAAATAACCATGCGAGTGCGTACAGCTAAGCTCCCCGATGTGCCTGCCTTGGTTGCATTGGGGCAAGAATTTATTAAAGAAGCACCCAACTATCAAAACCGTCCATACATGGCTGATAAGGCAGCAGAGCATTTCACTCATTTAATTAATGGCAGCGGTGTGATTTTCATCGTTGAGCAAGATCAAGAAATCATGGGCGGTTTTGCAGGGCGTGTAGGTGGTGACTGGTTCAATAACATCAAAATTGCCTTTGATGACGTGATGTATGTGAAGCCTGAATTTCGCAAGACACGCGCTGCTTATGTACTCATTCAAACGTTCATTGGTTGGGCGGCTGCTATGGGTGTGAATCGAATCCAGTGCGGTACCACGACTGGTGTTGAATCTCGTGCTTGTATTCGACTCTATGAGCATTTCGGGTTTACGCAATACGGCACTGTTTTGGATATGGAGCTATAAGCATGAATGATGTAATCCCACATGAGAATAAAGAGCTATTGGCCCAAATCCTTGGAGAAGTTCAAAACCGTGCATACATAGACGTTGTACGAGATATTCAACAGCAAATTACGGATCAAGCTGAATTGATTGAAGTGCCAGTTGTTCATCATTTTTCACCAGGTGTGTATATGCGTCAGATGGATGCAAAAGCCGGCACGTTGATTGTCAGTAAGATGCATCGAACTGAGCATATGAATGTTTTGCTAAGTGGGTCGCTTACAGTTGCTACCGAAAATGGCATTGAATATTTAAAAGCACCCGCCGTGATTAAGTCTATGCCCGGCACAAAACGCATCGGTTACTTTCATGAAGATACGTCTTGGATGACGGTACACCCAACAGACAGTACTGATTTAGAAGAAATCGAAAGGCAGGTGATTGTTCCTGAAGAAGAGATTGATCAATTCCTTGCATTACTCCAAAGCAAATGTAAGGAGATTGAATAATGTCATGGGCAATGGTTGCGGCTGCGGCCGCTGTAGCAGGTGCAGCAATTTCAGGTTATTCGAGCTACCAAAATAACAAAGCTGCAGGTGAACAAGCTGAAGCAGATGCGAGTGCTGAAAAAGCTCGTGGACGTTTGGAAGCAGACCGCATTCGTAAGGAAAAAGAAAAAACACAGTCCGCTGCACGTGCTGCTTTGGCTCAGAATGGACTGGATGTGAACGAAGGTACAGCACTGGTCATTAACGATGAAATTGAACAGGCTGCAAATTACGATGCCAATATGGCCGAAGTCACAGGCTATAACTCCTCACAGCGATTGAAAGCACAAGCCAGCCAATTTAAAAACAATGCGAATACGGCAGCAGCAACAGGTGTTTTGAATACGGTTTCAGCGGGTGCTGGTGGTTATACTGATGCTGTAAAAGCAAAAAAAGGGACAGCCCTTCTTGATGCTCGCTATGCCAATGAAACAAAGGGGTGGAAATAATGCCAAGAATCCCGATGGGTAATTTTGGTAAAGCAATGCCTGAAGTTCAACGTATTGCAGTACCTCAAAACAACTTAGATCAGCTTGGTTCCGCCATTGCTAACGCTGGAAGTTCTGTACATGGTGCATTTCAGGAAATCGATAAGCAAAAACAAGAGGCTGAACTCAGTGCCAAACGCCTTGAGCTGTACAACAACGAACTAGCCAAGCAAGAAGCAAAAGTTAAGCTTGATGACATCATGACCACTGAAATGAATGAGCAAGTTACGCTTGTTAAAAACGGTGTGTCGAATGGTGATTACAATGCTAAGGCTGGGCAAGATGCTTTAAACAAATGGTCAGAAGATCGATACAAGCAAATTGAATCGGAACTCCCAGAGTTTGCACGTCCAGATTTAAACAACTACTGGCGTGATAATGTGAATCGTCAGGCTTCAGGTTTATTGCCACTGCAGCTTCGTGCCGATATGCAAAAAGGTGTTGTGCTGGCAGATCGCTATGGTGAAATAGCTTCACGTTATGACCGCAAGCAAGGACGTACATATTTAGAAACCAATCTTGCAAGCTTGAATCTACCTGCGGCGGATGTACAAGCACGGGTAAATGCTTTTGAATCGGGCCAAGACATTCTTGAAATTGAAGGTGCTATTTCCAGCGCTGTAGAGAACAAAGATACCAATTCATTGCGCCAGTTGATTACCAAAATGGATAATGGTGGTTTTGGTTATACCGATGGGCAAACATTACAGCAAAAGAAAAATCAGGTTTTAAGCCGTATTGATGCCATTGATACCCAAGTACGAGTTGAAGAAAATAAGCGCAATTCAGAGGCTACCAAGCTCTTGAATGACTATAAAGCCAACGTACTAACAGGCCGTGCTCAAGACTCAGAATATGAGAACAATGTGGGTAAGGCTGTAGCGGGAACTGAAAGCGAAACTGAGTTTAAATTTCTGCAAAAGCAGTCGGTAAATTTTCAGCGTTTTGCCAATAAATCTACATCTGAACAGCAAAGACTGATCAATGAACAAAAGGCAAAAATGAAAAATACACCATCTGCTAATGCTGCAGATGAAGAAAAGATTTTGAATGCATATGAGGATATTTATAAATCCAAGCTACAGACGGCTAAAACCAACCCTAATCAGGTCGTTCGTGAAGCAGGCTTGCAAGTGCATAGCTTAGGTGGAAACACGCTTAAATCGAATCCTAGTGAATGGATTGATGGTGCGGTGGATAACGGTATTAGTCAGTTATCTTTAAAAGATGCCAATATCACTTTAAAGCCCATTTCTGAGGAAGATTTGCCCGAAGCAAAGAAAGCCTTTGATGGTATGGGGGTCAATGAAAAGCTTAATTTTATTAGTGGTCTAATCTCTAAATCCAAAGGGCATCCAAGAGGCGCAAGCATTTGGGGAGCCGTGCTAGGTCAGTTAGGGTCAGGCGATCAAAACTATGTAGCTGCTGGACTGGCAAAAATGAACGGCTATGGCAGTGATGCAGGCAGACCGCTAGCAACCTCAATTATTAACGGCACACAAATTCTAAAAAACAAACAGCTTATCATGCCTAAGGATGCAGACTTAAAAGCCGCATTTAACAACTATGTGGGTAATACCGTTTCAGGTACGAGTGCCAATAATGCTTATAACGTGTTCCGCGCTGTGTATGCCGACACTATGGAAGCGCGGAATTTACAGCATGACAAAGCGGATGAGTTGCCGAATAAAGAAGTGCTGAAATTTGCTTTGGCTTCTGCCACTGGCGGTGTTCATCAACAGTCAGGAACATTTAAAAATTATATGGGTGGAAAGCTACAGGATTGGAAAGTAGCTATGCCTTATGGAATGACCGATGATGCTTTTGAAAGTCGTCTCGATGCAGGCTATGCATCACTGGCTAAGCACACAGGTATGACTGAAGCAGAGCTTAAAACCTTACGTTTACGTCAATCACCAGTGCGTAGCAAAAAGGGTGAGATTCAATACGATTTACTTAATGAGCGTGGCAATCCATTGCAGATCGATGGTGTTAATTGGCGAATCATGATTAATGGGGCGACTAAATAATGAATTGGCTCAGTGAAATCGATGATAGCGAACAGCAATCTATCAATGAAATGAATGCAGGCGGTTTGGGTAAAGCACCCAAGCAACCTAAAAAAGAAGTTGGCTTATTTGATGGCGCTGCAACTGCTATCCCACGTGGCGTGGCTGCGGGCGCTGTCAAAGTTTATGACACAGCTAAGAAACCTTTTGAGCGCGTTGCTGATCATTTGCAGTATTCAATTGATGATGTACGAAATGGCGGCTTAGATGGGGCTTTGGATGTACGTGAAAAATCATTTTCAGATGTACATGAGGAAAAAAACAAAGACCGTCGTGACGACCTAGTGATGGAGGTTGAAGAGTTGCAAGATGCGCCAAACTCAGGGCTAGTCGGCAATATTCTTTTTGGTGTTTCTGATTATGCTACCCGAGCCTTGGCAGGTGCTCCACTTGGACCAGTGGGTGCAGCACTGACTACAGGTGTGACTGAGGTCAATTACAGCCGTGAAGATTTAATTCAAAAAGGTGTTGATGAAGATACCGCAACTACAACAGCTTTGATCGATGGTGGCGTTGCAGCAGCTTCAACAATTCTACCTATTAGCTATGGTTTTAAAGGTACAAGTGGGCTTGTCAAAGATGCAGCTCTATCGATTGGCGGGGCAACGGCTTTGTCTACTGCGGGCCAATATGCTAGTGGTCAGGTGCTTAAGTCTGAGGGCTATGATAACCAGGCCAAAAAGTATGAAGTCACAGGAGAGAGTGTCGGCACGGATTTAGCCCTAAATGCGCTTATGTTTGGTGGTGCGCGTGGTGCAAGTTATTATTTAAATCGAACCCCTGAGCAAATCGAGGCTGATGTAACACGCGAACAAGCAGCGCTAGTGCAGAACAGTCTTGAGCATGAATCCGGCTTGGCACCAGTTAATCCTGCAAATCCAATTCAGGCGAATAACCATTTAAAGAATTTAGATGAAGCGCAAACCAATTTGCGTTTAGGGCGACCAGTCAACGTACAGCATCCCGTTAAAGGTGAGGAAAAGCAAAAGTCTGTTAATTATGACTCTATGGCTTTACCCACCAATGCCAAAACAATTGCACGTAAAGCACGGCAAGCCGGGATTCCTCCAAATGTAGCTTTAACCATTGCACACATTGAAACTGGAGGAACATTCAGCCATACAGCCAAAAACCCAACATCATCCGCACACGGTCTGTTTCAGGTGCTGGATAAGTCGTGGAGTAACTTGGGCGGTGGTGATCGATCCAATATTGATGAGCAGATCCGTATCGGCTTCAAACATATGAAGCAGGCAGAAAGCCATATCAAGAAAAGTATTGGCCGTGAGCTGCAACCACATGAGCATTATTTAGGGCATTTACTTGGACCAGGTGGCGCATCCGCAGTATTAAAAGCAGATCCAAATACGCCATTAATTGATGTAGTACGCAAATACGATCCAAAGAATGCTGATGCAGTTGTTACTAATAATGCCATGCAAGGCATGACAGTCGGGCAGGCGATTGGTAAGTGGCGCAACAAATGGAACAGTTTAAGCGCTCGATATGGCGGCAATGGCACCAGTACTGCAATTGGTATGGATGGATCTAGTTATGATATGGCCTATGAGGTCAAATCACTGGACGAACTAATTGCATCTAATGACCTGGCTTATGGTGTGAATCCGCTTTATCCATCTGAACTACAACCACGTGACCGTACCCGGGAAGCATCACGTCAACAGATTGAACGTATGGCAGAGGATCTGCGACCTGAGTTGCTTGGCGAATCTCCAAAGCTGTCTGATGGTGCACCGATTATCGGCATGGATAATGTGGTTGAGTCTGGTAACGGTCGTACACTGGCCATTGCAAAAGCTTATGAGTCGGGCCGTGCTGAAGAATATCGGGCATTCCTGGAACAATATGCAGCAGAGCGCGGTATTGATATTGCTGGTATTAATAATCCTGTTTTAGTCCGGACGCGTTTAACTGATACCGACCGTACGCAATTCGCAAAACTGGCCAATGAATCCGATGTTGCGCAGTACTCCGCAACAGAACGTGCTGTGAGTGACTCAGATCGTCTGCCTGATGCTTCTTTGCTAAAGATCAATAATGATGGCTCAATTAATTTAGATGGCTCTATGGACTTTGTACGCGGTTTTGTGGGGTCATTGCCAAAGTCAGAACAGGGCACAGTGATTACCGGTGACGGACGATTAAGCCAGGAAGGAAAGCGCCGTATTGAATCTGCAATCATGCAACGCACCTATGAGGATTCTTCACTGATTGGCCGTATGGCTGAGAATCTGGACGATGACAGCAAGACTGTATTGAATGCCTTGTTACGTGCTGCACCACAATTGGCACAGCTTGATAGCTTAGTGAAGCAGGGTGGTCGTCATCAAAACACTTTGGCAAAAGACTTGGCACAGGCAGCGCAAAAGCTCAGTGATCTGAAAGCCAATGGCCAGACCGTACCAGATTATTTAAATCAGGGTCAGCTCCTCGAGGACGGTTTAAGTGATGGTGCAAAGCAGTTTTTAAACGTGTTTGATACTAATAAACGCAGTGCTAAGGCCATTTCAGACAACATTCAAAGTGAGATTGACCGGATCGAGGGAATGGGCGATCCGCGACAAGGTTCGCTCTTTGGTGATGGTCCAGAAGAATCAGCCGCTTTGGATATCATCATGCAGAATCCAGATCAGCAAATTTCAGTCAGTCGTATGCGACCAGATGGGGAAATGGAAGAAATTACCATGTCTTTACGTGAACGACTGGATGAGCTGGAGGCGGAAGCACGTCAGGCACAAGAAGATACTTTGGCTGCGCAAACGGCCATTAGTTGTGCTTTACAGTTTGGTTGACTATTAATTTGAATTAATTAGTATTTTGTATTATAAATTGGGGACTTAATAATTTGTGAACAGCTTAAAATATTCAGGAATAAATTTATGAGCGATCAAAAAAAACACTGGTACATTGTACATGGATCATTTAAAAACCCGAATCTTGAACATGATCTTGATCAGAGCTTCAATGGAGATTTTAGCTTAAGTTCTTCAAAAATTACTAAATCAACTTTGGAGAAAGTACGTCTTTCTTTAGTGGATTTTATTAAAAATAACAATCCTGGAGTGGCGGTTAAAGATTTCCGGATTAACTCAATTTCATATCTTGGTGAGATGACCCAAGAAGAGTTTAACTCTTAGTTGATCACTCAACAAACCCAATTCAAAACCATGCTCAGATGATGAAAATTATCTGGGCATTTTTATTATGAAAGACCAATGCAAGGCCGCCGTAGCAAAAGCACTCGGCAAGGCCACACTAAACCAGCAAGAAGCCACCAACATTGAAAATCGGATCAAGGACGCGATGAAGTCTTTGGCCAAACAAGATATTAATAACTGGCGCAATTTATCCGATGCTGAAAAACTGGTGAAAGCCGGTGAGTTTGTGGCACAGGATATTCAGGCGCAATTAAAACGAAAGCATGCCATTGCCGCACGTGACATTCTCACTCAGAACAAAAACCTTGCACAGCTTGATCATCCGACCTTATCTGCATCCGAAGTCGTGGACCGCATGGTTGCCCCGCATGGTGATATGTCTGGTATCCAATCCATCGACTCCAAAGCACGTGCAATCGCATCCGTTTACCGTGGTGAGCTGGTGGACTTCTATACCAATGTTAAAGGCGGTTTAGGTGTGTTTACCGATGCAGAACTGGTGCAGAAAATTGTCCGAGAACGATTCAGTGACAATACCGGCGATCCATTGGCCAAGAAGATCAGCGACAAAATGGGCGAAGTCTTTGATGGTATGCGCGAACGCTTCAACCGTGCCGGTGGTGATATTGGAAAGCTGGATGATTGGGGATTGCCCCAGACACACAGCCTTGAAAAGATTGTATTAGCTGGCAAACAGGCTTGGGTACAAAAAGCAGAAGGCTTAATCGACACTTCTAAATATGTGCATGAAGATGGTTCATATTATTCACAGCAAGAGATCCGTGAATTGCTTGAATACTCATTCGACACCTTGAGCAGCAACGGTGCCAATAAAACCGAAATTGGTCGTCAGTCCTTTGGTGGTAATTCCAAAGTCACCAGTCGTCATTCTGAAAGCCGTGTGCTGCATTTTAAAGATGCTGAATCATGGATGGAATACCAGTATGAATTTGGCGGCATGCCGTTTGTAGATCTGATCGAGGCGCACGTAAATGGACTATCTAAAGATATTGCTATGGTGGAAAATCTTGGCAGTAGTCCCAAAAATTCCATGCGTATTTTGATGGATGCAGCAGAGCAAAAGGACTGGCAAAATGGATTGGATGCAGATACCACAGGCAAGTCGCGTAAACGCGCACAGACTATGTTTGATGAGTTCACTGGCCAGAATACACCGCAATCCGAAGTGTTAGCCAATCTCGGTCTTGCATACCGATCAATGAACGTGGCATCCATGCTGGGCGGCACCACAATTTCATCCGTCACCGATCAGGCTATGATTGCCAAGACTGCATCAGTGCATGGCATTGCTTTCCGCAAAACCTTTGGCGAATTGCTCACGCAGTTAAATCCGAAAAATAAAGAAGATCGGGAGTTGGCGCACAGCTTAGGCTTGGCCACTGAGGAAATGTTAGGCAGTATCGCGCGCTGGTCAGATGATGGATTAACTTCCGTACATGGCAAGTCACAGAAGTTGGCTCGAGTGTCTAGTGGTATTGCTTCACAGGTTATGCGCGTTTCAGGGCTGAATGCACTCACAGCCGCCTCAAAAGTCGGTTTTACCAAAATGCTTATGGAGAAATACGGACGTTTAAGCCGATCTAAAGCATGGGCTGATCTGGACGCAATGGATCGTGAGCTCATGGAAAAAACAGGACTAAACGAACGAGCATGGGAGGTCATGCGTCTGGCTGATCCGGTCGTGGATCGTAAAGGCAATCAGTTAATGTCAGCGCGTTCAATCTATGAAATACCAGATAATCAATTGACTCAATTTGGCGACCCACAAAAGGTGCGTGATGAAGTGGCCACACAATTTCAGGCACATTTGTTAGATGAACAGGGCATGGCCGTGGTTGAAGCCGGATTGCGTGAACGGACATGGATGACACCAGGTATGCGAAAAGGCACAGCCATGGGTGAGATTGTGAAATCCATGCTGCAATTCAAATCGTTCTCGGCAGCATTCCTTATGCGTCATGGTAGCCGAACAATGGCACAGCAAGGCATGCAAGGAAAGGCTGCTTATGCAATTCCATTGATTGCTATGACTACTGTTTTAGGTGGCTTGGTGGTGCAACTCAAAGAACTGGTGAATGGTAATGATCCAGCTACAATGTGGGATAGTGACGATCCGGACAAGACGATTGACTTCATGAAGCGCTCATTTGTTGCAGGAGGTGGTTTGCCGGTACTAGGTGATATTTTAATTGCAGGAACTGATACCAGTGGGCGTGATGCTGGTGATTTTATTGCAGGCCCATTTGGATCAGATTTTAAATCTTTACTATCGCTGACGGTTGGGAATGCAACACAACTATCAGACGGCACAGACACCAATGCAGGCAATGAAACCTTTAAATTTCTGAAAGGTAAAATCCCAGCACAAAACTTGTGGTACACCAAAGCTGCAACCAATCGAATGATTTTTGATGAAATGCAGGATATTATTGCACCGGGATATAGAGAAAAGCTTTTAAGAAAAGCTGAGCGTGAACATGATCGTATGCGCTTTTTAGGAGATTTTAGTTGGGGTTCGGGTTTTGATGAAGCTAGAACGCCTGATTTTGAGAGGATGGTAGATTGAGAGATATATTAACTATTTTTATTTTTATTGTTTTTTCTACTACTAGCAATGCTGAAAGCACTATAGCGAAGATATTCAATTTAGATGATGCCCCAAAGATCGGAAATATTAATAATCTTGCGACCCTTTCTTACAAGGAAGGAGATGAGTTACACCTGTTTGTATTTGATGAGGGTATTAATCCTTACGATGATGGGGATGCATTTTGGTTTCTACGATGTAATCAGTATCTAAATGATAAAAATCTTGAGCAAGTCACTTGCGGTGCAACCAGAAATGGTTTTTTAATCCTACTAACTTCAAGTGGATTTCTAATCCAAATGGAAGATAAGCCTAGGTTGACCGGAAAATATAATATCGCTTTTGATAAAAACTCGATTTTTGAGGTGAATTATCGAATTATTGCCCCGACTGAGGTTAAAAACTTTCTAGCCAAAATGTTTAATGCCAAGGAAATGCAGTATTCAGTGAAAGATAAAAATGGAAAATATGTACATCAGAAAATTTCTGTGGAAAACTCTCAGTTAGTCTTGTCCCTCTTGAAGGATATGAGGGAATACTATTAAGTAAAATACCCAACAAACCACAATTTATCCCCCTGTATATATCACTTATACAGGGGGATTTTTTATGGCGGAACAAAAGAAGCAAGGCCACTTAAAGGCTGAAACACGTGAGAAGTTAAAACTGTCATTGGAAATGTCTGCTGAAGATGCAGTTGATTTAATGACTGAAGCTTATGGGCAAGACATTTTTGATAAGAAAGGGCGTGGCGATAAGGTTTGGCTTTATAAGGGAGCCAAAGAAGCATTGTCATGCATGGAGAAAATTAAACGTGTATTGAATGATGAGGAAATGACTCGGGGTAATACCGATGATCGTGCCATCACACCTGAACAACAAGCAATGGAGCTGCTTAAAGCTGTGACAGAAAAATTAGAAGCACGTAAGCAACGTCCGAGCTAATTATGAAAGTCAGCTTTGCTGCGTTCTATCTTATTTATGCTGAAACGCTGAATTGGATCGTTCCTGATTTCCATTTAGATGTCTGTGATTTCCTAGAGGATTACGGCACGCTTGGCCTATTGATGATGCCGCGTGGTCATGGCAAATCAACGATTCTTGATATCTATAACGCATGGAAGTTGTTCTGCAATCCTGAGCATTTGATCTTGCATCAGGGTGCGACCGATCCCGATGCTTATAAAGTCAGTCGTGGTACTGAACAAGTATTAGAACGTCATCCACTGAGCAACCTATTTGGAATTAAAAAGGCGCGTGGAGAGACTCAAAAGTGGTGGGTTTCAGGTTGTACCGATGTTCGCCATGGTTCTATTCACGCGCGTGGCATTCTTTCAAACGTGACTGGATCTCGTGCAAATGAAATTCAGAATGATGATGTTGAAGTACCTTCCAATATTGGAACTCCTGAAGCGCGTGAAAAGCTACGTTATCGACTAGGTGAACAGAGTTTTATTTTAATACCAGGAGGGCAAAGATTATTTATTGGCACTCCACATACACATGATTCGCTATATACCGATATTAAAAAATTAGGTGCAAAGTGCTTGGTGCTGAAAATGTACGAAAAAGAAAAACGCTTTGAGAGCGTATCAGAAGCTATTGTTGATTTTGATCCAGTTTATGTTTTTAGTGGCATCGGTTCACAAGCCAAACTTTTGAAAGAAGGGATTAACTATACGTGGATTAAACAGGGCAATGCATACAAGATCATTTTCACTGAAAGTCATTATTTGATTGATGTCTATGGAGAAGCTTTATGGCCTGAAAGATTTACACCTCAGGTCATGGAGGAACGCCGTAGAGAGTGTCGCACGATCAATGAATGGGATTCACAATATCAGCTTCATGCGAAGCCTATAGGTGATGTTCGTCTTGATCCTGACAAGATGATTCCTTATGACTGTGAGCCTGTATTGAGGCGGGCAAATGGTCGTTACATCATATTACTTGGTGAATGTCAGATTGTAGGTATCACCATGCGGTGGGACCCGTCATCTGGGAAGCTGAAATCTGATATATCCTCAGTTGCTTTAGTACTTCATGATGATTTTGGTAATAAGTACTGGCATAGATCGGTAGCCCTTACTGGTGAAGTTGTCACTCATGATCCACAAGGAAACATTATAGGTGGCCAGGTATGGCAGTTATGCGATTTGATAGAGCAGTTTAATGTGCCGAGCCTAACGATTGAGACTAACGGCATTGGTAATTTTGCGCCAGCCTCACTAAAAGGAGCATTGAAAGCAAGACGAATCCGTTGTGGTGTTAATGAGGTACACAATTCAGGCAATAAGAATAAACGGATATTGGAAGCCGTAGAAGGGCCTCTAATGTCAGGGTTGTTGTGGGTACATACCTCAGTAATTGACACACCAGAAGAAGGAGAAAATAGCTCTAGGCAATACAAAAATATGCGTATGTTTAATCCAGCAATTTCAGATCAAGCTGATGATGATTTGGATTCGTTAGCTGGTGCTATAACAGACTCACCTGAACGCGTAGGCAAAATACACAGACAAAATGAATCCCGTGAAGGCGTTAATTGGAGAACAGACGGTGGCGTGATTGAAGCCACCTTAGATTTTAACGATTAGGGGGCAACCATGGCAGTACAACCGCAAACGCCATACAAAGAATATACCGCGAACGGCAGTACCAAGAGTTTTGCCTTAGAGTTTGATTGTGATAATCAAGACCATTTGATTGTACTGGTTGATGATGTTGAGGCAATTGTAGGCACCTGGTCATTAAGTAATGGCGCAGTGGTTTTTGGAAATGCGCCCGCCACTGGCAAGAAAATCACTGTTCAGCGAAATACTCCTTTTCGACGTGATGGTGACTTTCAGAGCTATGACAATTCTTTTCGCCCCGGACCGGTAAATAAAGGTTTTGATTGGATTTGGTTGAAGCTACAAGAGCTTGGTGTTGCTGACTGGATTTTAAGTAATCGCATTAATGATCTGCGTGCTTATGTTGATAAGCAAGATATTGTCTTGCAAGACAATATTGATAGCTTAAAAAATTATGTTGATGACAAGGATGATGAACTTCGAAATTATCTTTTAAATGCAATTCAGGAACAAGGCGTTGCGCTTGATCAATTGGAAGAATATTACAGCTATCTAATGCAGCAACTCGCACAAGTCGCAATTGATCGCGGTTGGGCTGCTTCATTTATCGTATCGGCGGATGGATCAACACAGCAAGAAATCAACGATTTTGGTGGTGCTAAATGGTGGGACAAACCACTTGGATATGGCATTGGCGCTACAGTAAAACTTGATAATGGCGACATCGTAAAAAGCACTATTAATGGGAATACTAACGATCCGAATGTGGATAGGACGGGGTGGTTTCTAGTTGGAAGTGATAAAATAAAAACCGTATTAACCTTGAACAATATGTTATCACTCAATCCAGTTGATCAAGATGTTGTTCGTGTTTTGAGTTATTACACGCCAAATTATGCACTTGCTAAACCATACTTGGGTTCATCTGAATATGTATACAAACAAAGCACGGTTAGCAAATCCGATGGTTTTTTTAATATAAACGGGTGGAATCTTATATTTTCTGATACTGTCGATATTTATCAAGTCGGTTTCAAAGGTGATTATGCAACAGATGAGGGCGCTCGCTTAAACTCATTTCTAGATGCAGCAAATAAGCATGTTAAAAGTTCTAGAATTAATAAATTAATTTTAGATGGTGCGCACTCATACATTATGAGTTCGATTCCAGTTACATTCGATCTTTGTTTTGTTGGCGCGAGAAATTTAGATATTGTAAGTACATCACTAGCTACTCTATCCAGTTACACACCCTTTGTCACACTAAAGACTACGGATTCGTGGGCAGATGTTCCTGTAAATATAAGAAAAACATTTAAACCAACATGGGAAAATGTACGTGTTGTTAGAAAACAAGGCACAGCCATACAAGAAAAAAGCATCGGTTTGATGTTAACCCCGAACAGCGTTGTTTCAATGTACAACTTGAAACTACCTGGAGGTAAAGTTAGCGAGTTTGATTACGGTGTGGTTTTTGATGAAAACTCATATTTAATTGAGTTTGATAATTTTGAAATCTCTGGATGTAACGTCTTAAAATCGACTACTTTTAGCTTAGATATTAATACGGGTAGTCAAACAAATATGGGGGAGAATATTAGATTCTTGTCCTGTACGTTTGCGAATGCGGGTAAAGTATTCGAGTTTAAAAAAGGTACTGGATTAGGCTTGCACTACTTTGCATCATCATTTGATTACTGTGGTGGAACTGCTGCAACTGGTGGTAAACGCTGGTTTGATTTACAATCTGGTTCGGGCGAATTATCTTTTTATGGCTGTCATTTTGAGTCTGGAAATCCGAATGCAGGTTTGCTGGACAATATGTTTTACAACGACTATAGATGGAAAATCAGTATTATTGGTGGAGAAATTCTATTTTCATCTACAACATATAATAACTGTCAGCATTTTTGTTACAACGCTGAAAATGGTCAAATCTCAATTACAGGGACTAGAATATTTGCACCATCTGTTAAATATTGGGCTAATAAAGGGTTGCGCGATTTTAGCCCGATGTTCAATTTTAACAATCTTGGTGAGCGATACATTACTGAGAATTACAGCAAATCTAATGCTCTTGACCCTAGAATGGAATCATCAAACATGATTGATTTAGTAGTTTGTAATGGGTTTACAACAAACGTAAATTCATCAAGTCAAGTTGTTGCATCGAGAACTAGCGTAGTTATCAACGGGATTACATATCCAGCACTTTTATTACGCAAACAACGTGGTCGCGGGATTGATGATAGTGCTGATATTTATATACCACGTG